TTGAACGCCCATTCAACGACCGATCTTGAATCACCGTTCAATGATTGAGTGCTCATTCAATGAGCGGCAGATTGTGTAGGTTTATCAATGGTTTCGCCGGCAGGTTGGCATCGCTCAAAAGTGACTTTGGGGGCTACCCGGCCGCCGGAAATTTACGTCCCCCGCGTGTCGTAGCAACCACTCTCCCAGGATTAGCCTCGATATATCATACAAATAAAACGCTGTCAGAAAAATAGCTGCAAATTTCCGGCACAACTCCCCGGATTGACATGACCGCCCCGTCGTGCGAAACTCAAGACTGCGCGTGGTCCCTCAGATACTCCCCGGTAGCCTGACATCATGCGCCTGCGGCCCTGGCCCGGCGCCGCGCTTAGAAATAGCCGGGCCGCTGAACACGGGGCAACGCAAGGGATCACGTGATGCCGAAGGGTTACAGGAAAGACGGTCTGGTGGCGCTGCCGACGCAAGGGAACCGGAAAAAGAAGACGATCCCGCGTCCCGAGGGCCGTGGCCGCGCCAAGAACCCGCCGGGCATTCATCCCCGGCACCTGAAGGTGATCGACGCCTATGAGAAGCTCAACTTCAGCTCCCAGCGAGCGGCGCTGCTGATGTGCGGCTACTCGGAAAGCACAGCAACGACGGGAGCCAGCTCAGTATTCCTGCGCCCTGACGTGCGCGAGGAAATCGAGAAGCGCAAGGAGCGGCGCCGGAAGAAGCTGGAAGTAAACGAGGACCTGCTGGTGCAGCGCCTGGGCTGGCTGATCACGGCCAATCCCGGCGAGATCATCCAGAAGCTGCGCGAGAACGATTACGACCTGTCGGTGCTGACCGAGGAGGAAAAGTATGCGGTCGGGGAGCTGGCGCAGATCGATACCAGCACCGACAACACCACGACGACGCGATACAAGGTGAAGCTGGAGAGCGCGCTGGCAGCCATCGATAAGATGATGAGGAAGCTGGGGCTCTACAAGGACAAGGTGGAGCACACGATGCCGGGAATGAGCATCGTCGAACTGTTGGAACAGGGGCGGCAACGAGTAGCGGTAAAACCGGCGATTGATCCTGCCATTGGGGAGAAAGCGGATGCAGATGCTTCAGAATAAGACCATCGGTATGCTCGCGGGCGGCGTGGCCGGCTTCGCGGGCGCGGAGAAGTTCGCGAACGATCTGGCGTTGATCACAATGTTCTACGCCGAGATGGCGCTGCCTCCGGAAGATGTGTTCCAGGCGGTGTGGGATACCCTCTCCACCTCTTACTACGTGCTGCTGATAGCAGGGGCGGCGGCTTTGTTCCGCTGGCTCACCAAGAACGCTCCGGAGCTGCTTCGGAGCACGCCAACGCCGGCCGAAAATCCGGCACCAACCAAGGAGTGACCAAACGTGGACTTAACGCCATTACCCGTTAAGGGGTATCAACCACAAAGCAAAACGAATGTTCAGATCGTCAACGCCAATAAGGACTTGGAGGAGCAGTCCTTGCGGGTTCTCGACGAGCTGGCGAGACTGGATGCGGTAGACAAGCGCTGGCTCGCCATCGGCCGCACTCATCTTGAGCAGGCTTGGATGGCCATCAATCGCTCAGTTTTTCAACCCAAGCGCATTGCGCTTCCCACGGACACGAAGGAGTAACCCGCTCATGCGTAACATTCTTTTCGCAATCCTGATGACGTTCGGGGCCGTTGCCCTGTCCGGTTGCGGCCTCATCTCGTTCGAGAACGCGGCCGTCACCGACGAAAAGCCGGTGGTAGTCGACGAAGCCGGCAACGTGGTCGACGCGGAAGCGGCGGCTGACGAGTTCATGAACAAATTCGGGGCCTTCGCCCTGAACGACGTGAAGGCGGCCATGGTGCTGGCCGGCGATCCCGACTTCGACGGCGTGGTCAACGCCGGGGGTGATCCGCTGGCAAACCAGTGCTGGTTCTATTGGAAGGGCAAGCTGGAGACCGCTGGCGAGAAGCCGGCGATCACCATCGCGGGTGTTGCGTCGGCGTTGCAGGTCAAGCGAAACCTGCGGCGCCAGGGCGGCATCTCGGACGAGGTGAAGCAGGCGTGCGGCGGCCTCATCCTCGACAGCGCGGGCGTGGTCGGCAAGCGCCTCGTCAAGATCGCCGTTCCGTTCCTGTAGGTCCGGCGATGAACTGGATCGAGCGCGGCATCATGACCGTGGAACTCGGGGGCCTGGAATACGGGCTTCCCTGGTGGGCTTCATGGCTCGTGCTTGCCGCGCTCCTTCTCTACGCCGCCGGCTGCGTGCAAATGGCGTGGGAGTGCTACCAGGAGAATTTCGAGCCGGGGATCGGGGTGTGCCTCCTCGTGATCCTCTTGTGGCCGCTCGTTCTCTATCTCGCGCGGCGGTCTTGACGGCATGGATGACTGGGCCTCTCCGGACGATCTCGACATCCTCACCCGCACGGTGATCGGGGAAGCGCGCGGAGAGACCCACGAAGGCCGCGTGGCGGTAGCTGTCACGATCATCAATCGCTTCTTCGCCAAGCGCTGGTTCTCTGGCCGGACCTTGGCGGCGACGGCGCAGAAGCCGTGGCAGTATTCCTGCTGGAACATGAAGGATTCCAACCGTTTGTATATCCTGAACGTCGGCAGGAATGCCCTGGTCTATCGCCTGTGCCACGAGGCGGTGGAACAGGCGATCAGGGAGCACGACGCCGGCCAGCGGCCGGGCAGCGTCACGGCCAAGCTGCAAGGGGCGACGCATTACTTCAACCCAGCGGTCGTGAAAACGCCAGCGTGGGCAGCCGGGCGTGAACCGACGGCGATCATCGGCGCCCACCACTTCTACGGCGGTATCACGTGAGCCCGCAGCCGAAACCGAAGCTGACCCCGGACCAGGAACTGGCGCTGGAGGTCAATCGGTATTATGCCGATCCGCTCGGCTACGTCATGTTCGTGTTCCCGTGGAATACGGAACCCAGCATCCAGCAGGCCCGGCTGCCGGAGAAGTATCGGTCCCGCTTTCCAAACTGCGAATATGGGCCGGACTTGTGGGCTTGCGAGTTCCTGGACGAGTTGGGAGCGGAAATCAAGGCTCGCGGGTTTGACGGACGCAAGTTCACGGGAGCGAAAAAGACCCCCATCCAGTTCGCCACGGCGTCCGGACACGGCATCGGGAAGTCGACGCTGGTCGCGTGGCTGGTGAAGTTCATCTTCGATACGCGGCCACGGTCAGTGGGCACCATCACGGCCAATACCGCCGAGCAGCTGAAGGGCAAGACCTGGGCGGAAGTAGGCAAGTGGCACCGCCTGTCGCTCACGGCCAGTTGGGGCGAATACGTTTCCGGCCGGGGCAACATGATCCTCTACAGCACGCAGAAGGATACGCGCGGGTTTCCGCTCAAGGAAAGCTGGAAATGCACCGCGCAGACCTGTCGCGCGGAGAACTCGGAAGCGTTCGCCGGCCAGCACGCCGCCGGGTCTACCTCCTACTACATCTTCGACGAGGCGAGCGCCATCGAGGATGTGATCTTCGACGTGCGCGAGGGCGGCACTACGGACGGCGAGCCGATGGTCTTCGACTTCGGCAACCCGACCCGGAACAGCGGGCGCTTTTTCGAGAACTGCGTCGGCCGCTTCAAGGACGACTACATTTTCCGCAGCATCGACAGCCGGTCGGTGCAGATCACCAACAAGGACCGCATCCAGCGCTGGCAGGAAATCTACGGCGAGGACAGCGACTTCTTCCGCGTCCGCGTCAAGGGCCAGTTCCCGAAGTCGGGCAACCTCCAGTTCATCTCGCTGGCCGATTACGAAGCAGCCCAGCTGCGGGATACGCCACAGTTGGGCAATATCGCGACTGCCGTCGTCAAGATCGGGGTCGACGTAGCGCGCTACGGAGACGACGAGAGCGTGATCTGGCCGAGGGTGGGCGACGATGCGCGTTCGTTCCCGCCGGAGGCGCATTCCAAGCTGAACGGCCCGCAGCTCGCGCAAAAGGTGATCCGGATTGCCACGAATTTCCTGTCCTACGGTTTCCAGAAGCAGAACATCCACATCTTCGTCGATGTGACCGGCGGCGTCGGGGCCTCGCCTTACGACCAGTTGGGTCTCCTGGGATGGAACCCCCATCCGGTTCATTTCGGGAACCGGGCGCGCAAGGAGGACATCTACTGGTTCCGCTCCGACGAAATGTGGGGCGACATGCGCCAGGGCATCCGGGAGCGCCTTGCGCTGCCGCGCATCGGCTCCGCAGAAGAGGAGCGCTGCCGCAGCGACTTGACAAAACGGGAATATGGGCTCACAAAGAAAGGCTGGATACACCTGGAGACCAAAGAGGACATGAAAGACCGTGGCCTAGTGTCGCCTGACTATGCCGACGCCCTGGCCTGCACCTACGCCGAGGAGATCGCTCCCGTGGGCATGTCGCAATCCAGCGACACCGCTCCGATGATTACTCGGCATGACTACGACCCACACGCGGATATGACGAGGTAACAATGCCCTATAATGCCGGCAGTTTAGGCAGCGGAATTGGGAGTAGCGGAGTTTCTCAAGGAGGGCCGGGTGGGGGCGGTAATGGGGGGTTTGGGAAGAGTGGCAGCAGCAGCAGTCTCGTGAAAACGAAAAAGCCCTCGCGCATAGTGAGCGCGCCCGGCTTGTCGCCTAACGTCGGCCCGATTGGTCTGCCTGCGACCAGCAGCAATACGATCCTGACGGGGCCGCAGGGTTTACCGTCCGATGAGGCGCTGGCGACAGTGCTTAAAATCTTGCTGGGAGCGTAGCTATGGGCAGCATTTTCAAGAAGCCGAAGACGCCGAAGTTGCCTGATCCGGTCAAGTATGATCCGCCGCCGACGCCGGTTGATCCAGCCGTTACCAGCAGCGCTAAGGCGTATAGACGTCGAGTGGGGGCACTCGCGCGGCAAACAGTGTTGACACAGCTCGCCGGTTTGGAGCCGGCCGTCACTACGCAAAAGTCGCTTCTCGGTTCGTAGGGATCACGTGATGCCTGACACTCCCGCACCCTCCGCGCCGCCGCCTCCGATGAAAGACCGGACGCTTCGGGAGCGTCTGGAGCAGAAGAAATCGGCGCTTATCCAGGAGCGGTCCAGCTTCCTGGATCATTGGCGCTTGTGCTCGCAATTCGTGAAGCCGCGCAAGGGCCGGTTCGACAGCACTGACCGCAACAAAGGCGACCGCCGGAACCAGAAGATCATCAACGGCATCGCCGCCCAAGCGCACGGCGTGGCCAGGGCCGGCATGATGAGCGGGGCCATCTCGCAGACCAAGCCTTGGTTCGACATGGTGACGGAAGACCCTGATCTTCGCGAGATACCGGCGGTTCAGGAATGGACGGCCGCAGTCAAGCGCGTGATGTATCGCGTCTTTCGCGAGAGCAATTTCTACGAGATGGCGCAGAACACAATCGGCGAGCTGCTGATCTTCGGAACGGGCAGCATGTCCCAGATGGAGGATTTCCAGAATATCGCGAGGTTCTACAGCCACACTATCGGCAGCTACGCCATTGCCCAGAACAATCGGCACAAGGTCGATACGTGGGTGCATGAATACGAGTGGCAGACAGAGCAGGTAATCCGGGAGTTTGGCTGGAACAACGTAAGCCGGGCTATCCAGGACGCCTACTCGACCGGGAATTACGCCGCTTGGTGGCGTATCAACCACCTGATCTGCCCGAATGACGAATATGACCCGACCGCGCCTGTCGGAGCGAAGAAGTTGTTCAAATCATGCTATTGGGAAAACTCCGAGGAGCGCGGCGACAAGCTGCTGCGCGAGGGCGGGTTCGACGAGTTCCCGGTCTATGTTCCGCGCTGGGATGTAACCGGGGAGGACATCTACGGCACCGACTGCCCGACGATGACGGCGCTTGGCGACATCATGGGGCTCCAGACGAAGGAGAAGGAGAAGGCGAAGGGCATCCAGAAGATGGTGACGCCGCCGCTGAAAGGGCCGGCTTCCCTGCGCACCCAGCCCGTCTCCTCGTTGCCCGGCCACCTGACCGTGTATGATGGCGAGGGGCAAAACCAGCTCCAGTCGATCTACGACGTGCGGCTCCCCATTGGCGAGCTGCGCCAAGACATCTCGGATGACGAGAACCGCATCAATCGGGCCTACTACGTTCATTTGTTCCGCGCCATCTCCGACATGGACGGCATTCAGCCGCGCAACGAGCTGGACCTTACCCAGCGCGACCAGGAGCGCTTGCTGGAACTTGGGCCGGTAATCAGCCGGTTGTCGACCGATTTCCTCGACAATTGCCTGGACCGCACGTTCAATCAGGTCATGCGGGCGAACGAGGCATCCGGCGGCCGCATCGTTCCACCAGTTCCGGCGGAGCTGTCGGAGCAGGCTCTGAAGTGGGAATACATCGGCACGCTCGCCATGGCGCAGAAGCGCCTGGAGACCGGCCCGCTGGAGCGCACCTTAGCGTTCGCCGGCAACATCGCCACGGCGAAGAATGACCCTGGCGTGTGGGACAAGATCGACACCGATCAGGCTATAGACGAATATGCCCAGTCGAACGGCGTCTCGAACCGGGTCATCGTTCCGGACGAGATTGTTGGCCAGATCAGGCAAGCCCGCGAGCAGGCTGCCGCCAAGCAGATGCAGCTGGCCGGCGCCAACTCCGTCGCTGATACGGCGCAGAAAGTAGCTGGCGCGGTCAAGCAAGTGCGGCCGGCTCCATGAATGAGACAGGCAACATCAAGCAGGTCAAGCGGGCGCGCAAGAAAGCGGCGCAGCTTGAGCGCGAAGCCGTCGAGGAGATGAAGCTGTTGCTCCAGGACGCGAAGTTTCGCCGCTTCTTGATCCGGCTTCTTTTGGAGACCCATCATCGGACGGTGTATTCGGGGTTCGGTGCGGGGGCGGGTGTGATGGCGGCGTTTATAGCCGTCGAGAACATCGGCAAGAAGGTGCTTGACTGGGTATTGCAAGCCAGCCCGAATGCGTATACACTGCTGATGACTGAAGCCGGGGTCAGTAACGCCCCTTCTACTGTCGAGGAAGAGGAACCAGAGGATGACGACGCAAGTTAGCGCACCAGCCGCCGGCCAGACACAAGCCGCCGGCCAGACACAAGCCGCCGGCCAGACACAAGCCGCAGGAGCGGCAGGGGACCAGATTGTCGCGGGGGAGACCAGTCTTCTCAGCGGCGGAGAGAAGCCCGGCGGCAAACCGGGTGAGACGGGAGACGGCAAACCGGCAGAGGGCCTGAAAAAGGACGATGCCAAACCGACCGGTGCTCCAGAAGCGTATACCGATTTCAGGGTCCCCGAGGGCTTTGAGATCGACAAGGCGGCGTTGGAGACGTTTATTCCACTCGCCAAGGAACTGAACCTCTCGCAAGAGCACGCCCAGAAGCTCGTCGACTGGGATATCGCCCGCGCGAAAGCCGTAGGCGAGGCCCAGACCAACGAGTGGAATGAGCTGGTGGCCAGCTGGCAGAAGGCAGCCAAGACCGACAAAGAGATTGGCGGACAGAATTTCGAAACCAATCTCGGCCTCGCGAATGGCGTCATCAACAAGTTTGGCACCCCCGAGCTGAAGGACATGCTCAAGAAGACGATGACCGGCAACCACGTGGAGCTGGTTCGCATCTTCTCGAAGATTGGCAAAGCTCTCGGAGAGGCAACCATCGAAACTGGCAACAGCGCGGGCGGTGTGGAAGTATCCACCGAGCGAGCGTTGTTCCCGACCATGTTCAAGTAAGGAGCACCTACCATGGCTGCATTGGAAACCAAGTGGCCCACCCTCGTCGAAGTGGCGAAGCGGACGGACCCGAACGGCAACATCGCCAAGATCGCGGAAATTCTGGAGCAGTCCAGCGCGATCTTGATGGATATGCCGTATTTCGAGGGCAATCTCTCGACCGGCCACAAGAGCACCGTTCGCACGGGTATTCCCGAGCCGACGTGGCGCAAGCTCAACGGCGGCGTTCAGCCGACCAAGAGCACGACTGCCGTCATCCAGGCGAATTGCGGCACCCTCGCCGACTATTCGGAAGTGGATCGCCAGCTGGCTGATCTGGGCGGCAACGCGGCTGCGTTCCGTCTGACCGAAGACAAGGCGAAAATCCAGGGCTTCAATAACAAGCTCGCTCGCTATATGTTCTACGGAAACGAGGGCACCGAACCGGAGGCGATCACCGGCTTCTCGCCGATCTTCAGCTCTCTGAGCACTTCGGTCGCCAATTCCGAGAACATCATCGACGCGGGCGGCACCGGCTCGGATAACCGCAGCATCTGGCTGATCGTCTGGGGCGATATGTCGGCTCACGGCATCTACCCGAAGGGTTCGACGGCCGGTCTTCGCACGGAAGACAAGGGCGTTCAGACCATCGAGAACGTCGACGGCGTGAACGGCCGGATGGAAGCATTCCGGACCTATTACGAGTGGCAGACCGGCCTCTTCGTGAAGGACTGGCGCTTCGTGGTTCGCATCGCGAACATCGACAACTCGGCGCTGACCAAGGATGCGTCGTCCGGCGCTGATCTGACCGACCTCATGCACTCTGCCATCGAGCGGCTGCCGGACGGCTGGGAGAGCATGGGCCGCGCGTGCTTCTATATGGGCCGGCGTGTTCGCGAGTTCGTCCGCAAGCAGGCGACGAACGCCACGAAGAACTCGACCCTCACCATCGAGAACGTCGGCGGCAAGCGGATCATGTCGTTCAGCGGCATCAAGCTGGGCCGCGTTGACGCCCTGGCCGCTGACGAGGTTCGCGTGGTCTAACGGTATCAGGCAAAGGAGCCACTACCATGATGTTTGACAAGCAGAACGAATTTGCCGATGCCGTAACGGTCGCTTTGGCGGCCGGCACGACCAATCTCGGCAATCAGATCGACCTTCTCCAGGCGCGCGACGTTGGCGCCGGCCGACCCCTGTGGCTGGTCATCAACGTCGCGACGGCCATCGTTACGGGCGGCGCGGCTGGCACCATCCAGTTCCGCCTCGTGTCCGACGATACCGCGTCGATCAGCACCACGGCTTGCTCGGTGCATCTGATCTCGCCGGCTTTCGTCACCGACGATGATCCGACCATTCCGGTGGGCACGCAGTTGTTCTGCGCCGCCTTGCCGTTGTGCCAGGATTTCGTCAGCGTGTCGGTAGCCGGTGTTCCGGTCACGACCGGCCCAGGCGCTCCCTATGAACGCTTCCTGGGCGTGCAGGTGATCGTGGGCACCACGACCATTACCGCCGGCGCGGTCAACGCATACCTGACGCTCGACCCGCATGGGTTGAAGCAGTATGCGGATGCCGTGAACTAGGGATAAGGGCGGGGGCTTCGGCCCCCGCTCGCCTCACAGGAGCGCACAATGGCGAAAGTTATCCTGGCTCACGACTTCTACGTTGCAGGCGTGGGGCATTTCCTACGAAGCTCGGGGCCGTCCGATTTCCGGGTTATCCCGGATCATGTCGTGCTGCCAACGTCCGCGCAGGTGTATCGCGGTGGCGCGGAAGCTCCGCTCGCCGTCGCTCCTGCGTTGCCTTGGGGCGCTGGCAAGGCCCAGACTGTCGAGGACGTGATCGCGGCCAAGACGGCGGCACCAGTGGCCGATCCGCGCGATGATTTGATCAAGTCTCTGACGGCACGTCTTGACGCCCTGGAGGCGGAGAAGGAAAAGCCGTCGGTGAACAAGGCGCCGACGCCTGACCTCGATCCAGAACTCGCAAAGGCTCTCGCGGCCTCACGTGATACCAAAGCGGCTGGCGACAAGCCGAAGGAGAAGAAGTAATGGCACAGGCAGCTACCTCATTTACCGCCGTTGGCGCGGGCGCTTCGCTCGTCCTGACGCGGCGTGGCAAGACTGTCGACTACAGCATTTCCGGCACTTACGTCGGCACCATCGAAATCCAGAAGGCTCAGAGCCCCGCGCAATCGGCGTGGCAGACGATCCTTGGGCCGTTTGTCGGCAATAACACGACCTTCACCGGCTCGTTCACCGACTACGGCGACAACTCCGTCTGTCGGATGCTCTGCACGGTGTTCACCAGCGGCACCATCGTCACGACGCTGACCGACCGCGAGCAGACCGACATCGCCCACAAGAACGCGGCCGGCATCGTCTCCAGCGTCATTCGCGAAAGCGGCGCCGCCATCGTGTTTGCCGAGCCTTATTCGGTTGGTTCGGCCAAGGCTGTCACGGTCGAGGAGCACGCCGGCCGGTGGGGTCTCTTGGACACCCTCACCGGATCAACCGTCACTCTGCCGGCGGCAGTCGGTTCGGGCGCGGAATTCAAGTTCCGGGTCTCGGTCCTGGCTACCTCCAACAACCACAAAATCCAGGTGGCCAACGCCAACGACGTGATGCAGGGCATCATTCTGGCCGGCGGCGATACTGCGACAACGGTGGTCAACCACTGGGCGACCAGCGGGACTTCCGACACCATTACGCTGAACCGCACCACGACGGGCTCGACGCAGCTTGGTGAGTATGTCAAGCTGACCGACGTGGGCGTCGGCAAATGGCAGGTGGAGGGCTTCTTGGAGCAGACCGGCACGGAAGCCACGCCGTTCTCGGCGGCCGTGTAATCGGAAGGGCGCCGCTGCGTTCCCGTGGCGGCGTCCTACGATGCGAAAGGAGATAGGAGAAAGCTATGGCCGGCGTTAATCGCGACGATAACGTGCCCGGAGGTTGCTTCGTCCACTCGTGGGAGCTGACTACAGCGGACCCGAACGGGATCGAGTTCGAGCAGCCGGGCGCGGCAGATCGGTCTGTCGAGTTCGTTGGCTCCAATTGGGGCGGAGCGACGGCCGTTCTGGAAGGCCGCATCAAGGGCGGCGCATGGTTCGTGCTGACGGACCCGCAGGGCAACGCGCTCTCGAAAACGGATAATGCGCTGGAAGCTGTGATGGAGAACGTGCGCTTCTATCGCGCCCGTCTGTCCACGCCAGGAACTGGGGCGATTGTCTCCGTCGCCGTTATCTCCAGGAGCACCATGCGATGACTGATTTTCGTCAGATGGCTGACAAGGCCATCAATCTCGGCAAGCAGCTCAAGGCCGTGATGGAGGTAGGAGAGTTCCTGGACAGCATCGGCGACCTGGAGCAGGTTCGCCGCGAGGCGCGGGCCGCTGCCGATACGGCGCTACAGGCGCAAAACAAAGCTCGGGCGGCGCGCGAGGAGGCGGAAACGGAACTAAACGCCTGGACCGAGAAACTGGCGGCTGCGCGCACGGAAGCGGAAGCCAAGGTGCGTGAAGCGGAAATGCAGGCAAAATCCCTCGCTGTGCGCGCTCAAGCCGAAGCGGAACAACTGCTGGCCGAAGCGAAAGCCAAGGCGGATCGGCTCACCACTGACGCGCAGCGCACCGTGTCGACCGCGAAGGCCAGCGTTGAAGAACTGCGGACGCAGGAAGGCAATTTGCGCCAAGCCATCGCGCAACTGGAGGCTGAGCTGGCCAAACTGCGTAAGCGGGTCGGACTGAGTTAGGAGGACGCTATGGCGCGCGAGCTGAAAACCAAGACCCTGGACGAAGCAGCGAAATACTACGCCTCTGTGTTCGTCCAGGATCGCAAGGACGGACCGGTCGTCAATCGCACGCGCTACACGACGGGCCGCAAGGAAGGGGAGCCCACGACGGTGCAGCAGTTCAGTCGTGAGTGGGTAATGCTCCAGTTCTTCAACTTCACTTTCAAGGACGAGTTCGACTATATCGTCGCCGCCGTGCGTCAGCAGCTTGGGCCTGACCCGCTTGCGGTTTTCAACGCTGAGTTGGCGAAATTCACGCCCCGCACTGAAGAGATGTTTCAGCAAATGCTCGCTGAGACAGGGCAGGCGTAACCATGGCCGCCTTGATGGGAATTTCCAACGCTATCGCCATCGTCATGTGCGATGCTGCGGTGGATGCGCTGGATGGAGGGGCGAGCGCGGCACTCGTCAAAATCTACGGCGATACGCGCGCTACTGATGTCGACACTGCGGTTGGCGCGCAAACGCTGCTCGGCACCCTGACTTGCTCGGACCCCGCATTCGGGAGCGCGGTCGACATTGCCCCCGGCGCTCGCGCCACGGCTAATGCGATCACGTCCGACACGTCGGCCGATGCTACCGATACCGCAACATGGTTTCGCGCGACGACCAGCACGCCAACCGCATGTTTCGACGGCAACGTCGGCACGTCAAGCGCCGACATGATCCTCAACACTACTGCCATCGTGGCCGGCGCGGAAATCTCGATCACGAGCTGGACCGTCACGATGCCGGAGAGCTAAATGGCCCTCCCACATCGCGCAAATATCATAGTGGCGCAAGCGCACCCCGCGCCTCACAATGACGGCCACTGTTCCCAGTATCTGATACAGACGCCGAGCGGGGTCCTCTATTGCGTTTATGGTGATAGCGC